ACCTTTTGGAGAAGTTGAAAACTCATGCTGTTCACACTAATGCTGTTATGGCTGACGCTATCGGTATCAACCGGAGTGTTGCTATCACAGCTATCAAACCTGAGGGTACAGTCTCCCAGCTCACGGGCACTGCTAGTGGTATTCATCCTCAACACGCTAAGTATTATATTCGTCGGGTTCGTTCTGATAACAAAGACCCTCTCACTGACTTCCTGAAGTCTCAAGGGTTCCCGTCAGAGCCTGACTTCTATAAGTCTGACAGCACGACAGTGTTCAGCTTCCCTGTGGCTGTGGCTGACGGTGCTGTGCTGCGTGAGGACTTGGATGCTATCAAGCACCTGCGTCTGTGGCTGCTGTATCAGGAACACTACTGTGAGCACAAGCCTTCTGTGACCATCTCTGTCAAGGAGCAAGAGTGGCCTAAGGTTGGTGCTTGGGTGTGGGACAACTTTGACAAGATCACTGGCGTGTCTTTCCTGCCGATGGACGGAGGAACCTATCGACAGGCACCGTATGAGGAGATCGACAGTGCGGAGTACGAACGCCTAAAGGCTGCAATGCCTGCGGGGATTGACTGGGATGCTTTCATTGAAAGGACTGACAATGTAGAAGGAGCACAGACTTTGGCCTGCACGGCTGGAGCCTGCGAACTACCGTGAACTTCATCCTACAGTTCAGGCTCGGTATCGGCTTCGACATCGAGCACAATGAGATCAACCGGTACTGTATGTTAGACGAGGAAGGCAAAGAAGAAGTTGTTTGCTTTGTTGGCCTAATCATAAAGATACCGTTCATTGAAATCCTGATCGGAGATTTCTTCACGGAATAAAAAAAAGCCCCTGCAAGGTTCCTATAAAGGTTCCTTGACAGGGGCTTAATTATTTCAACAGCAGGCTTTCTGCCTGTCTCCTTCTAGTCAATCCTCTGAGCACTCTACCGGCTGCTTTGTCCCACTTGAGACACTCCAGCGCAGCCTCTTCCCAGTTCTTCTCGTTGATCCTCTTCCTGAAGGTACTGATACGAAGGTTACCCAGTCCACAGTTGTAGGCCCATGACAGCACAGCAGCCTGTCGCCTGGGTGGCTCGTCCTTCAGACCGGGGCAGAGCTTCATCACACCCACATAGAAGTACTCCATGTGCTCGTCTAAGCCCTTCTCACACTGTTCCATAGTCCAGATTGTGTCTGGATTGATGTCAGGGCCAGTAGAGCCATAGCCGATAGTCCACGGGTGTCCGCCTGTGCCCGGATCAGGATACGCTTTGACCCTACCGTCAGGCAGAACCTTAGCGCATCCTTCAAAGGGCTTGACTAGAACATTCTTACATAGTTCAATTGCGGGGTTCACGTTTCTCAATGCTCCGACCAAGGAACCAGAACGTCAGAATCATCATCAGCATACTGAAGTCATCAGCAGTCCAGATTTCTTGCATGACCTGGATAGCGGGTAAACCACTATTGACAGCATACATGATGGTGACGATCTTGACAGCCGTATACAGACCAAAGAGCAACCAAGTGATACCGGGACGAACCAGAGCAGAGATGGAAGCAACCCACTTGTAAGCCTTCTTATCGGCTTCGGCTTGCTGCTTGAATGCTTCTCCGATAGCGTCTACATTGGCCTTGCTGAAGTCAATATACTTCTCTTCCATGCGGTACTCACCCCGCATCTTCTCTAGGTCAGTCTGAAGAGAAAACATCTTCAGTTCGTGGCTTCGTTCATCTTTGCGGTCAAGCCACTTCAGTACCTCCGGGGCCAGCCGGAACAGGCCACCGAAGATACTACCTAGAAGACCGCCTCCTAGCATTTCAAACATCTTATTCTTCCTCAGTCCTAGTTAAGCGGTTGTATTCTGCTAAGACCTGAGCACCAGTAATAGATCCTTCTTTGCTGGCTCTTTTCTCAAGAATCTTACCAACTTCTCTTACTGCGTCAGGGCGGCTGCGTAAAAGAACCTGCATTGCTCGTAATCCTCCCTCAGAGTACAGCACAGGAGCGGTCACAACAGCAGCCAACGCAGCAGGAGGGGAAGATAGAGCAGCGCCTAAACCAAAGCCCTGGACGACTTGACGACCAGTCTGATACTGAGTAGCGTCTTCTCCGAGCTTCTCAAGAGCAGCGTCTGACAGTTCCTGACCACGAGCTTGGCCAGCAGCAAAGGCAGTCTTGTTACGGCTACTGTCCCGCTGACGAACAGCGGTAGAATATTGTTTAGGGGTGAACACGCCGTTAGCAGCACCGGAGTTTGCTGCCGCAGTACGCATCACAGCGATATCTCCGTAAGCATTGTCTACTCGACGAAGAGCAGAGGTCTGTTCAGGATTCTGACGCCGAAGATTCTTCTTCATTGTCTCTAGTACATCAAACAAAGCATCCCCGATGTCTCGTTCTGCTTTAGTAGCACTATTCTTATAGGACAGTGCTTCTTTCCTCAGATCAGACTCGATACCTTTGTATGTTTGTCCGTCAATCCTCGCGGAAGTCCTGAAATTCTGCAATACAATATTGTCTAACTTAGAAACAACTTCTGCGCGCTGTGAGGGGTTCAATCCCGCCTTATTGACAGCTTTTACCGCATCAGAATAAGTATCCGAAGTCATTGAAAACTTAATCTTTGATAAAACCTCGTCATACTTCCTGTCAATAATGTTGTTAGCCTCTTGGACAGCATCTCTACCAATGACATCAGCCGGAAGTTCAGAATTAACCTTCTTCAATGCGCTATTGATTACGCCTTTGTTGAATTGGAAAACTGCACGCTCTTTTGCGTTACTGATGTAAGAACCAACCAAAGGAACAACTTCTGCAAACCGTTCCACATCTTTGTACTGACCGCCAAGAATCTGCCCCGGTGTCATTTGAATACCGAGGTCTTTCATTGTCTGCTCGGCTTTACTAATCAGGGGGTTGGCTGCTTTACCAATTACCGTAGCGGCTGCTGATCCTAAAGCACCTCCAACAGCACCTCCAACTGCTTGACCGGCCTTTTCCTCAGTAAAACTGTCTTCAGACACCACTGGCTGAAGAACACCAGTGGCAGCGCCACCGGCAACGGCTTGACGGGCTTTAGAAACACCTCCTACAGCCTGTCCAGCCCGAAGCCCTACAGCAATGTTTGCAGGGTTCAGCACATTGCCACCAAGACGAGCAATATCGAAGCCCTCTTCTCCACGGGCTTTTCTGGCCTCTTGGTAAGCCTGTTCTTCGGACTTAGCCATCTCGTCAACACGGGCAGCCTCGCGGCCAAAGAACTGACTAACCACATTAGGGGCCATGCCACCGGCAGAGGTTACAAACTCTAGGCCACGGGGAAGCAACTGAGCACCGGCAGTCAGTGGGTCTTTCAACCCCATCAAAAAGCCAGACTGAATAGCCCCTTCCTGAGCCTTTGGCGCAGAAGGAAAGTCCTCCTCTTTAGCAAGGCCAGCGGCAATTGCTCGTTGCTTAATTTGCTCCTTGGTAACGTTATCGGGAACACCTCTAATAACGACTCCATTTGGAAGGGTCACATCCATTATTTTCCTCCTGACGGGAGATCATTCCAATTCACGGTACGGGCACCACTAACACCTGTCGGAAGAGGTTTACCCTGCTCAACAGCCGTTTGCTGCTCCTGTACTCGTTTAATACCACGTTGAATCTTTTGTTCTGCTTGTTGAAGAATACGCTCAAGAGCTTTCTTCTCAAGAGTAATTTCTCCACCAACAACCTGACGCAGATAACGAAGTTCTTCAACGCTATCGTTACCGCCAAACTCTTGCAGTCGAGGAATAACAACCTCTCCAATAAGAGCACGATACTGTTCGGTGTTGGCTAGACGGGCCTTAGAGCCGATTGGAGTAAACTTAGCAACAGCTTCTTGCATTGGGCCGTAACCGCCAGTATAAATACCGGACTTAAGCAGAGTCTGTGCGCTTCTTACGGCAGACAAGGCATCTTCTTTACCTTGAATCTGAGCAACCTGTTCCCCAGTAAGTTTACCACCAGCGCTGCCCATAGCCTCACCTTGCTTTTTGGTGATAACTCCAGTAAGCTTTGCAAGTCCTTCGCCAAGAGATTCTTCCAGTGTCTTACCAGCAGGGCCTAAATCCTTGATTGTTTCACCAGTAAGCGAGTTGATAAGAAGTTTACGACCACCAGCAGAAGTTACTTCTGTCTTCATTGCCTGTTCTTTAGGCACTTTCAGAAGATCAGCAACAACTTTTGGGTCTTCAGCAAGTCCAGCAGCTTCTTCCTGAGTCATGTCAGGGAATCGCTTAATTAGTGCAGCAGCACGAGCACTAGCGGAAGAAGCCGCCGCAGTTCCTTTTCGCTTAGTTTCTTCAGTTTCTGCTACTGTCTTAGCCAAAGTAGCCTCTTGTTGCATCATTTTACGTGCTTGTTCGGCAGCTTGCTGTGAAATTTGAGAATTAACAGAACGAGCAGCATTAGCAAACTGCAGCATGCCTTCAGCAGTGTTCGTGTCAAACTGACTAGCTAACTGACGCAACTGCGAAGCCTGCTCAAGCATTGGATCACGGGCACCCAAGGCACGACCAATGCCAGTGATGCCCTGATACAACCCAGCAGCCAGTTGAGTCTGAGGATTCATACTGGCAAACTGCAAGGCACGCTGTCGATCAACTTCAGCCTGTGCTTGCTCGGGGCTAAGACCTTGGTTCAGTAAACCAAGAAAAGGATTACTCATCATTCCATCAGCCATTATTAGCCTCCAAAGAGTTTGCCGATTAACTTAGCAACCGGATCAGCAAGGACATTGCCAATGTTCTGCACACCGCCGATAACAGCAGCATTCCGTTGAGCATCCGTCAGAGCAGCGGCGCCTTGACTGTTGAGCAAAGCCTGGGCAGCAGCCACATTACCGGCACCCAACTGAGCACCAGTCAGTAGCGGTTGCATACCGGCTTGTTCAACACCCGTAGCCTGCTGGAAGCCAGTGCTGAACGGGGCCAGAGCAGCCTGCTGAGCACCATAGCCACCCTGCTGGAGATTCAAAGCACCACCAAGCAAGCCTTGACCGAACTGAACCTGTTGCTGACCGGCTTGAGTAGCCTGAGCAGCCAACTGAGCGTTACGCTGTTGCTGTGCGTTGTAGAAGGCTTCCATAGCCGGATTAGCAGCACGCAGGCCAGGAGCGCCCATCGGAGTGGCGCCAGTAGCGCCCATCGATAAGCCGCCGGTACCCCGACGGAACTGTTGCGTCTGCAACTGTGCCAGAGCACGCTCATCCTGCGGAGCCAGCAGTTCTTGCTGTTGAGCCATAAACCGCTGAGCAGCAGCCTGCGGAGACTCGGCAACATACTGCTGACCTAAGCCAAACAAGCCTTGAGCAGCTTGGTTGACCTGCTGTTGCATGGCTTGCTGCTGTTGTGCCTGTTGCAGTGCTCCGCCGGAGATGCCCAGCAGAGACTCACGCATAGCAGCCACATCAGGAGCCACTTGGTATCCAGCGCCGATCAGACGACCATCAGGGCCGTACTGGAAGCCAGAGCGACCAAAGCGGGTGGTTACACCTACAGGACGGAACTGTGCCTGTGCTGCAGCGGCTTGACCAGCCTGTTGCTGTGCGCTTGACAACTGATTCAGGCCGTATGTGTTGCCGATGGTTGTAAACAGGCCGCCGAGCAGCTTATTGTAATCAATACCGGCAGCAGGAGCGCCACCAGCAGCAGTGAAGCCAGTCTGCATTGCAGATGGAACACTACCTAACTGATTGCCACCAAGCAAAGAGAAACTAGTAGCCATTAGTAGGTACCTCCATCAATGGTACCAGAGAACGTACCAGACAATGTTAGATTAGCCATCGTTGTGGTTCCAGTGTGCGATCCGTTGTTAGAATCAGGCTTCGATGAGATGGCAGAAGCAATGTTGTTATACTCTGTATCAATCTCCGTGCCCTTGATGATCTTTGAAGGATTGCCTGAAACGAGGCCATCCTTAACAGCAAAATTAGTC